CCACGAAGCTCCGACAATACCTGTTGATCCATCTATTATTACTGTCATATAATTTCCTTAGACTATCGCCCAACGGCTACCCGTAGGTATGGTTACTGTTACTCCAGTTGCTACGGTCATTGGACCAGCACTTACAGCATTGCTTCCAGAAGCTAAACTATAGTTACTAGCTACGGTTGCACTATTAGGAATAAGACCACTCTCTCCACCTGCACCACCGCCACCGCCACTAGCACTATCTCCATGAGCAAGTATATTAACTCTAAATGTACTTGTACTTTTAGCCGTAATCATTAATACGTCATTAGCAGCGCAGGTGTAATTTTCGTTTCCATCTACCTCAAGGGCAGTATTATCAGTAAAAACATGAGCAGCATTAGCAACAACATATCTTACCGCCCCAGCTTGTGGGGCATCTGCTACATCGGTGAAGGTAACTGCACTTCCGCTTAATAAGCAGGTATTACCGCCTGTCCAAATGTCAGAGGTTGTTGCGTGAGCAGCTTCCGTATGAACAGCCCCGTTGACTGACTTACCTGTCATAGTGACATCGCCAGTAGCTGTTAAGCCTACTAGCGTGGGAGCAGTTCCAAATACCAATAACCCTGAACCAGTTTCGTTAGATATAACCCCTGCAAGCTGCGCCGATGTTGTGGCTGCAAACTGAGATAGAGGATCAGCAGTCTCTGCATCTCCTCCCCCACCACCACCTCCGGTAGCACTATCCCCGTGGGAGAGTACGTTAACCCTGAAGGTAGATGTAGTTTTTGCAGTGAACATCAAAACATCACCTACGGCACAAGTGTAGTTAGCATTACCATCTACTTCTAGTGCTGCGTTATCTGTTATAACATGGGCAGCGTTTGCTACTACATACCTAATAGCACCTGCTTGTGGGGCATCAGCAATGTCAGTAAATGTAACTACACTTCCTGTCAGTAGACAAGTATTGCCTCCTGTCCATATATCAGATGTAGTCGCATGAGCAGCCTCACTGTGAACAGCATCATTGACAGATTTTGCTGACATGGTAATGTCACCAGTTGCGGTGAGTCCGACTATCGTTGGCGCGGTAGCAAAGCAAGCTGCCCCTGAACCCGTCTCATTTGTTAGTGCTGTAGATAATTGTGCTGAAGTAAAACTTCCTAATACTGCTGCATTGCCAGAGCTAGTTATATGACCCGTTAGGTTCGCGTTAGTAGTCACTGTTCCTGCGGTAAGACTAGCTGCCGTTCCTGACAGATTAGTTGCCACGCCTGAAGCGGGCGTTCCGAGAGCCGGGGTTACTAATGTAGGCGATGTAGCGAATACAGCAACACCTGATCCCGTCTCGTCACTTAATGCAGCTTTTAGTTGAGCAGAAGAAAAAGAGCCTAATACCGCTGCATTTCCTACACTGGTTACGTGACCAGTTAAGTTAGCATTAGTAGTAACGGTTGCTGCATTACCAGTAGTGCTTTGATTTAATGTAGGGAATGAACAGTTGGTTAGCGCCCCACTTGCCGGAGTGCCAAGAGCAGGAGTCACTAAAGTAGGACTTTCTGCAAAGCAAGCTGCGCCACTACCTGTTTCGTTAGTTAATGCAGTTTTAAGTTGGGCTGAAGTGAATGAACCTAGTACAGCAGCGTTGCCAACACTGGTAATATGCCCAGTAAGATTAGCATTGGTAGTTACATTGCTTGCAGTAAATGAGCTTGCTGTTCCCGATATATTTGTTCCTACTAAAGCACTTGGAGTTCCAAGAGCAGGAGTTACCAAGGTTGGACTTGTGCCAAAAACTAATAGCCCTGATCCTGTTTCATTTGATATTACTCCAGCTAACTGTGCTGATGTCGTAGCAGCAAATTGTGATAATGGATTGCTTGTTTTGGCATCACCGCTACCTGCTCCATCACCATGCGCTACAACACTTACTCTAAAAGTTGAAGTAGTCTTAGCCTCAAATCTTAACAAGTCGCCTATAGCACAAGTATAATTAGCATTGCCGTCAACCTCTAATGCGGAATTATCTGTGATTACGTGTGCTGCATTTGCCACAACATACCGTACTGCTCCCACTCTTGGGGCATTTGACACATCAGTAAAAGTTACTGCTGACCCAGATAAAAGACAGGTATTTCCTCCCGTCCATATATCTGAAGTAGTGGCATGGGCTGCTTCTGTATGAACATCCTCATTGATTGTGCCACCATTAATAGTTGGGGTTGTAAGTGTCTTGTTAGTTAATGTATCTGTAGTAGCTCTTCCTACAGAAGTATCGCTTGCGTCTGGAAAGCTCCATGTGCGAGCAGCAGTAGCAACGGAATCTAAATTGTGATAATAGCTTGCAGCGTCAGCAGCATTTGTAACTGTTAGTGATGCTCCTTTAAGTACCCCTGAAGCAGTAATATCTGTGCCAGATATAGTGCTAGAAGCAACTACAGTAGTAGGAGTTACTGCTCCCAGGGTTAAAGTTATTGCTGGAGTGGTTGTAGCATTTGCAACACTACCTGAAACTCCATTAGCTGTTGTTACCGATACAGTAGATACTGTTCCATTTCCAGTTATCTCGTTCCCACCTGCCGTACTGCCATCGCCAGAATATACAGAATTTCTATCTGTATCATAGACTAGCTCCCTTTCTTCAAGGGTAAGTGATCCGCGTTGAGCCGTTGTGATTGCAGGAATCTTTAGCTTACTCATACGCGGTTGCCTCCGTCAAAAAAACTTGTGCCTGTAAGCCTGTCGCCCATATCTAACTCGCCTCCGCTTCCTCCTCCTCCTCCTGAACCGCTAATAGTTATCCAAGCAGTTCCATTAGAAAACACTGGTTTTCCTAATGTAGTATCAAAGAATTGTTGTCCAATAAATTTATGTGATGGTCTATTAGCCGTTATTCCACTTTGTTCTACAGTATTGGCTACTGTATAGACTGACTGAGACCATTGCTTCCAAGGGTTGGAGACTCCTCCTTCCTTATCGAATGGTTCTTGTAATGGTGGTGGTGTAATAATTGGCATTATTTTTTCACTGTTCTTAAATAATCCATCATATTATCTAAATCAGCCCTTTGGTCGTCAGTAAATGCTTTGGTATAATCAACCCCTTCGTGATCCCATTGGCGAAAAGGGTAAGCCCTGAATTCTCCTGGCAGCCCAGACATTTCTCTCCATTGTTCTTCTGTTCGTCTTTCAGGATGATCGTCTTCCTCCCTCTGGGTTGCTCTAATATATCTCTCCGATATTCTTTTATCTTGTTCTGGAGTTAATGAATTCTTAAACTTTTCATAATGCTCTGCTACCCTTGGATCGTAGTTAGGGTCTTCTGGATTGTTCATTATATGACTAACCGCCTCTCCTGCCAACATATCTGGAGTTATTCCATCATCATTTAATATTTCAATCCCACCTTTCTCTATCGGCAGTTCAGGACTTCTTTGATTATCTAAATCCCCTGGCGCGCCGTAATCGTCCGGTTGCCACACCTCTGCAAAACCTGTTCCTTTCTTTGGATTAATTATTGTAGGTATCTTTAGCAGCCAGTTATACTTCCTTTGCGCCTCAGATAAAACTTGTCTTGACCTATCTCCTGCTGCCATCTTAGTACCCCGCAACTCTACGTTTTCTAGCAATCTTTAAACCCGCTCCCGTAACGACCCATTTAACAGGATCAGAACATCTAACTCTGAACAGGAAGTCTTTGCCTCGACCTAGTCTCCACCACTCAACTCTATCTGTATATTCACCAAGTTTGCCCAATGAGCGTAATAACTCTTCTGACCATGTATGTCCATTATCTACAGAATACTGCATCATAATCTGAGGGTCAGAGCCTTGGCCTGTTGATAATCCTATTCCCGTCTCACAGTCTAATATAAATTGCTGAACGGTAAAGTAATCCAAGTTCTCTTCAAAATGCCTACCAGTTAATTCTCTAATTATTACAGAGCCATTGTCGGTATAAGTTTCTTTGTTGAACTTGTAAATCTTGCCGTTAGCATAATCAGATACTATCTGCTTGTTGATAAACTGCTCACCCATCTCGCCTCTATGGCGGCTGTAGTCAGAAGTCATCTCATGCCATACTTCCGTTATTCCATCATAAACAAAAGTTCTGTTAATAACAGGGAAGGAAATCTGATACATACTATGACCATCTATCATATAAGAGAAGGCGGTCACATTTAATGTAGAAGCTCCTGAATTAAATATATTCTCAAGGTTTCTATCAGATACGGGAACAGCATTAGTTCCAGTAAGTTTTACTACCTTTACTTCACCCTGCCTACTTCTGCCCAAGAACATAATAGAGCTATCAAACTTTGTAACAGACCATCTGGCAGCTAAACCATACTCCATATTAGTACCGTACTGCCTTGAGTAAGGAAAGTCTAACTCTCCTGTATTAACCCAAAACTCAGTGGTATCTTCTCCAAATAAGATAAGATGTCCAATGTATTCTTCTACTCTAACCAAGTTATCAGGATTGGATTCAGCAGTAGCAAATTCTAAAGCGTTCCAAGCAGTTCCATCATATAAAGAGGAAATCCATATCTTTCCTGAACTGTCCTCAGTAATAATAAAATAACCACCGTTAAAAGTAACAGTTCGAGGAGTTGCTGAGAAATCTGCATCTGTTATTCGTGCAAATACGGAAGTAGATAGCGTATAGATATAACCATACTGACCATCAACTACCATTATCTGTACACCGTTATCTATGATAGAACATCTACCTTCATTAGTTAGTAGAGTTCCTTTATTCGTTACTGTTCCTGCATTATTTACTTCATAAAAAGTAGTTCTGTGAACAATATATAACTTATCTCCTACTTCATATATAGCTCGGATTGGGTCTTCACCAAAGTTTGTGAATAAGTCTAATCCAGGTGTAGGAAACGCAGCTATCCTAACCTTGTCATCTTCTGTATAAGACTCAAGGTACATATTTTTACGAGTCTGTGCCGTCACATTAGGTGACTTGGCAAATGTTCCAACTCCCAAGAACTGCGTCCTCACTTACTTTTTGCCCTTGTATCTCTGTTTTTCCATTGAGGCTTTAAACCCTTTTGGGTTTTTAGCTGCTTTAGCTGCTTTTTTACCAGCATCTGTGTACGGGTAATGCTTACCGTTTACTTTTGGCATGACTTTTATCCTGTAAATATACTACGTTGTGTTCTTCCTATGCTAGAAGAATTAGCCTCAGATACGTCAAGTACTGGCGCATCTTGGTTTATCTGAATAATGTTAGCTAGTGCTTTTTGAGCAATCTCGGCAGTTTTAGGAGCTATTAAAGAACCTGGATATTCTGCTTGTAGCTCAACAGCTAAATTAAACTCTATTGCTCTCTGATAACCAGGAGGCAGAGCTAACGCAGTAGTTAGATTAGCGAACTGCTGTAATTGTTTCCATGAAGTAAAATGCAATACCTCGCTAGAATCAGATGGGGTATAAACCAGCCGTATAAAAGCTAATGGGTATATTTCATCATAGTATAAAAAACTAGGTCGTGATCGAGTTGTCTTTAAAGGGTATGCGTCATATGCTGTTTTGTTAATTATCTCAACAGAATAGTCATAGTTAGCAGTATCTCGCATAAAGGCTGAAACTATACGAACTGGTCTAGTGGTGTTAATTGTTCCCCCAGTACCAATTGAATAATCTGCCGTACCTGCGGTCAAGGTATGCGTCTCTGTGAGTAACTGATAAATCATGCTTCTATCAATTGACCATGAGTCAAGCATACTATTCAACGCAGCAAGCCCGTCAGAAGCCTCTGTTGCGTCTAAAGTCCTACGCCCTTGTCCTAGTACTCCGATCAGGCGCAAAGCCCGTGAGATCATCGTATTTGCAGTGGTAGCCATTAGTTACTTTTTCCGCCGCCGCCGTTCATATCCCTACCTTTATATGTAGACCCTGTTCCACCTTGTATAGCGTATCCATTTCCACCGCCGCCTTTTTTGGAAGTCCATTTATCGGTAGAGAATTCGTTCTTAACCTTAGCCCCTGCGCTCATATTCTTGGATTTGGCAAACATTCCTTTTTCTGGTTTCTTTTTCTTAGCTGGATCTTTATCTTTATTCCGCTGTTTTTCCATTTCATCTTCAAACTTTTTCTTCCAAT